GAATCCTTTCAGTTTGAGGACAGAGCTATCCCTATTATGTGTTATTATAACCCACCGAGTCCTCACTACTAAATCTATCACATAAAACCAGTTTCGTTTATACTTTTAAGCAGCGCTGTAGTGATAAGCTGTTCTATAGATGGAATCCACTATAGCTTTTGTTTGAGATGTATCTATGGATCGAATGTCTATTTTAAGCTTGGAGACAGCATCCGAAACCGCTCCCTTTATGTAGTCTTTGAGTTGCCCCTGAATGTTTTCGACTTGAGCAACATCCTTGGGCAAGGCAAATAGTTTATTTCCGATGTCATTTACAAGCCTTCCCTCAATAACATTAGCCATATAAATCTCAGCAAAAGCGAGAAACTCAGGAGGGGTGAGGGATTCAATCGGCTTGTTCTCCCAGTCAGGCAATGTGGAAAGTGCTTCGATATAAGAGTTTCTGGCAATCCCTTCATCAGTACTCCCTCCGTCGGGACAAACAAAATCCATAATACGGAGTAAAACATCAGATGCGCTCTTCCCAATAATATCCCCAAGTTTATAATCTCGGCTTGTGTTAGCTACACCACGACTCGCGAAACTGCTAAATACAGAAAGAAGACGGGTGGTGCTGTTTCGTGCCGAACCCAATCGGGTAGTCGCGTTTTGCGAACCACCTAATGAGTGTCGGACGTAATTAGACGCTGCCCGATGTAATTTTCCGCTCCCGCTACCACCGCTATTTACATATCGCGTAAAGTTACTACGAGGCGCTGAAAAGCGTTTGGAGTCCGCTGGTTGAGGTTGTTCCGGCTGAGGTTGTTCTGGCTTTTGATCACCAGCATCATCACCCAGCCAGGAAGGTACTAACGGTGTATTGCCGTTTTGTCCCCGATTACTTGCTGATGTTCCCATTTCCAGCACCTCACTTCCGCATATTTTTCAAAGCTGTCTTTACAATGATGCCGCCTTCTTTAGATAGGCTTTCGTAATACTTATTCAAACTTGATTTCGATTTTTCCGAAGTTAAGCATTTATCCCATCCGGTACAAATCCAAGCCCCAACTCTCTTGCAATCAAAAGTCTCAATCAAACCAATCAGCGGTGGCTCTAAATCGGCATGATGGGAAACAAGTGCTTTGATACCTTCAATTCCATTAGGCTTATTAGCAATGTCGCCATTCCTGAAAATCTTTGATGATAGAACTTCGAAGACTTTCTTAGCGTCTGATGAGGACAATGTCTTAATCTCATCATTCGCGCTGGCTATATTCATTTCGCCGCCCATAAGCTTACTTATGAGGCTACGAAGCTGTTCGGATTTAACTTGTGCAAAGAAAAAGTCTTCTTTTTCTTTGCTGGCAAAAAAGTATGGACGCAAGTCAATTTCGCCCAAGTAGGGTTCACTGGATGCCCATGCAGTAAAATCAGCATTACTTTCCCATGCGACTAAGTCTTTGCCTTTTTCAGGCTTTGATGTTAAAGTCGGTGTTTTTGTTTTTTCTTGTTTTGATTTTTCCGCATCCTCATCCGCTGTCTCAGACTCCTTTGAAAGTTGCTGATTTTGAATTTCAAAGTTATGCAGCAAAGAACACTTTCCATTGTCATCTGTTAAAGCTGCTATTTTTTTATATTCGTCTACGAAGAAATATTCCGCGAGCATCATTTTTGCCAGGATAGGTATCTGTATGGAATCTCCAAAACCCCTGGCTCCGGCAATTTTGTCTCTCAGCAATAGCATGTTAATAAAACGTTTGATTTTTCGCGGATTACCTTGGGTGTGCTTCGCTAATATATCAGCTATCTGGTTCGATACGGTTATTTCATCTAATACAGATGTATATTGATCTCCGAGAGCTTCCTTGAGCTGTTCAATTGTGAAGCCTAAATTCTCCCACGGCTTTTTCATTTTATCAATCGCGACCGTCAAGAGCTTATCAAACTCCGTGCTATCCTCTTTTAATCGTGACCCTATCAGAAGCAAAGTTATATACATTCCGGACTCAATTTCACCCAATGCGGGAATTCTAAACGGCACTTGAATCAATTTTTCTAAGTAACGCTTCGAGTATTCAAACCCCGTCCGGATGTCGCCTTCATCGGGCAAGTCAGGGAAGTGATTTCGAACTGCGTATTCAATCATTGCTTCGTCTGCTGCTATTACAAAAGCCGTAGACTTAGAGAACATGAATAGGCGAACAGCCTCCAATGTTTCAATTGTGACCTTGGGTAGACATCTGTCCAAATCATCTATGAGTACCACAAGTTTTTTAATGTTCGATTCTTTTAACAGATCTTCAAAAGAAGATTGGAATTCGGAGAATTCCTTTGCCAGAGAATTGTCTTCAAACACTTTGGCGTCCGTGAGATATTCGCCCACGCTCTCAATAGCGGTCGTTACTTTTTCTTTATCGGTTACTGAACCTTTTAAATTCTCCATCAAACTGCTTAGTAACCCAATGGGAGGAATACCCGTAGCGGCAGAAAAAGCTACACCACCTGCGGCTTTTGCTACACTAAGCCAATTGATGTTCTTCCAGAGCTTTTTCAATATATCCTTTGCCTTTTCAGTGGGTTTTCGCTTTTCTGTTAATTCGGAAACAATCGCACTCATCAAAGCTATCTTAGCGTCTTCGAAGCCTTGATGTTTCCAACCGTTGAAGCGAATGCACTCGATGCCATCTTTTTGCTCTGAAAGCTCGTCCTCGACCATTGCCAAGATGCTCGATTTTCCGGCACCCCAATCCCCATGAACCCCAATAGAAATAGGACGGTCATCACACTCCATAATAAGTTCAGCGACCGTCTTTGCAATGGCGCGATTGTTTAGCATATCAATTTTTGTTTCATTATCTGATAGAATCATACCGATACCCCCAAAACACCTTAGCACTTAATGCCCGGAAAACGCTGCTTGAATCGCCGCTTTGCCTTGGCATATATGTTTGTCAATCCGTCAATATCCTCTCTACTTTCCATTAATACTATATCTACACATTCATCCGGTGTAAAAAGATGTAACGGCGCACTCAAGCGGTTCATCCGGTCAAGCATTGCTGTTTTAAGTTCATCGTCAGTTAAGCTGAGTTCTTTCTGACAATGTATAACAGCGCTTGTGATGCCAGGCGCCATTGTAACTGTAGAATCTTTGTAAGGGAAAAAATGCTCAGCAAAAATATCCAGATACTGTGGATCGTAGTTGTTGCCAAGGCCGCTCAAATCATAAAACACCACTTCTGATAACATGCCCAGCGCATCTTTTATCTTCTTTTCTTCCATTAGAAAATTATACATATGATGTCGGCAGTTTCTGTATAAACCAAAGTTACCGGCTGCAAAATGTTCCATGCTACGTCTATTTAGATAACCCCATATTTTATCTCGATATGGCATATAGGGCGGTTCATGTATTATTTTATTAAGCGACCAAATATCCAGGTCTTCAAGCGTATGCTGGTGTATATACGGCACATAACCATCTTCATCAAGCGCTTGCTTTCCAAGTTCAGTTAATTGATATGTTCTTTTAGTAAAACGAGAGTTAAGCTCTCCATGAGATACCTCTGCCATCAGGCGCTGTACCAACTCGTCTTTTTTACCGCTCACTTTAAGACCGTGTTTTTTCAATTCCTCCTTGAGGACTGTTGCAGTTTCTTTCTCAATGGCACTTTGCAGGTTTCCGACTTGCAGAAATCCTCGATCAAGCAGGGAACGAAGAGATTTATCAACATCCCTCACACCATACTTATACCACCAAAAACCTTGAAAAGAATTACCTTCCGTATAGTATGAACCAGCATAATCAAGAATCAGCACCTCGTGGGGATATAACCCGTGCTTGCTTTCGATGGCACTTTTGATTCTTTTTTCGGCCGGAATAACTTCCTCTGCCGCAGAAGGTATTATTTCCGTGGTCACCTTTATAAATGATGATATATTTGCGTTGGGCTGCTTTGATGTTCCAACCACTATGCTATTCTGTGAGTGTGGCTTTTCGCTATTGGCTGATTTCTGTTTCCTTCTGAAAAGATCAAAGAATGACACGGTATACCCCCTTTCTGATTTTAATCAATGCGAAAGACCACCTGCGAGTCTTTTCAGGCGGCATTTATTTCAATTCGTCTCGCAGCTTATTTATAAGCAATTTTTCTCGTTCTTCTTACACTTAATGTTTACTAAAAGTTAAACTTTACCATCGCTTTCGTTCTTAATCAGCTTTTGTGCCTGCTCAGGGAACTTTTTCATTAACCACTCCAATGCTTTAAGCTGATCCGCACCTGTCGCTCTCCTTATTTGAATCAGCAGTTTATCATAAGAAGGTCTGTCCAATGTCAAATTGGAGGCTCCTTCATTACAAACACTGCAAATAGCACGAAGATTAGCAGGATCATCGGTCCCGCCCATGCTTTTATCAATTATATGTCCTATATGTAACCGTGTTTTTCTCGCTGGATCATATGGATGAGGTTCACCAGCAACGGCACCACACATCTGGCATGTAAAACCATTACGGTCTAACACATAAGCACGGGTTTCTTTACTGATTTCCCGTGCAAATGCTGGCTGTGGTTTAGGATTATCAAGGACATACTGTCCAGGTTTTAAATCAGAACGGTCATGATGAGTTAATATTTGATAACCTTCTTCATTTCGAAGCTCACGAACGCGACGAGCCCATTCGCTAATTCCGGCAATTTCTCTTAATGTATCTGAATCTAAAACCTCACCAAGATGGTCTAAAAAATACTGACGCAGTTTATCGCGCGCTCCGAGATTCTTCATATATGTTTTCCTCCAAATTATATTCTTTGTCACCTTGCAATAGAGCTTTCTTTATAGCTGTACCTATTGCTTTAGCAACAGGTGGAGGGAACGCATTCCCAACTTGTCGGTATGCTGGCGTTTTCTTTCCGACAAAAACCCACTCAGGAGGAAATCCCTGAATTAAGGCTGCCATTTTCACTGTCAATTTGGGTGTGCCCGTAAATCCTTTTGAAGGAGGCATTTCATCAAGTCCATGCCCATTTATACCTAGCTTAGACCAGGCAAGCTTGGAGCGAGTAGGGCCTAAATCAGCGCCTCCATGTTTTTTGCTTCCGCCAACAATGGTAGGTGCAATGTCATTTGCACGATCAGCCCATTCCTGCGCACCTTCCCATCCATTACTCGCCATCTCATGATAAAGTGCTTGCCCTACAGTAGGTGGCGGTGCTACGATACCCAGAGGCCAGATAAAATAATCCGCATATTTTTGTTTTAGCGCAACAAGTATGGTTCTCGGTCTTAGCTGAGGAACGCTATAGTGATTCGCCCGTACCAATTTCCAAAAACATATGTAACCCATCAATTCTAGTTGTTCTTTAATGTGATTGCGATAATCATTAAATTTTGGATCGAATAATCCTCGGACATTTTCCAACATTACAGCCTTCGGGTTAGCTTCTCGTACAATTCTCAGAGCCTCCGGAAATAAATCCCTTTCATCCTCATTGCCTAATTGCTTACCCGCAACAGAAAATGGTGGACAGGGAACTCCTCCTGCAACCAAGTCAATATTTTGATGATTGGTTGCTTTAAACTCTCGAACATCGCCTTCTAATACATTCCAGTTGGGGCGGTTTGTCCTTAAGGTTGCACAAGCTGCCTTGTCTATTTCGACTAATACAACATGTTCAAATCCAGCTTGCTCCAATCCCAACGCCTGTCCGCCGGCTCCGGCACAGATTTCAATAGAGCGCATCAGACATTCTCCCCTCCGTTATCTATACTACTTTTATATATTGTGCGTTCATCTCGAGGCTTTTCAGAATTTACGGGTATTGCCCATGCATTACCTAAACGCCAAGCACCAGGTATTCGGCCTTCTGCACACAGGACTTGCACACGCCGGGGAGTAATTCCCCATTTCACCGCAGCTTCTTTAGCTGTCAAAAATTCCATAGCATCGACTCCTATGAATACATTTATACAAGCTAATTATATTCGCAACTGCGAAGAAAAACAAGTGTATATTAGTTTTAATAGTTTTACTTTATCATCTTCATCCTGGCAAGACTACAACCCTCAGTACACTGAGGATTGTAGTCTTGCCAGCATTTATTTTGGGATTTTCTATAAAACTACTAATGCAGCCATAGCCTTCTCAGGATATTGTATATGCAGGAACAGCTTTCCAGCTGTCCCTGCCTTGTGTTAATCAAAGTATGAAACCCTTGGTTCATCACCTATTCACCCTTCATTCCATTTTTATACCGAATTGCTCATCCTCGTCATTTAATTGCTCCGGCTGATCTGCCTCTGTAAAATTGACGTACTCACCGATGATATTCAGGGCTTCCCCGTAACTGCCGAAAGCGGTAATCCTCTGATACATTTGGTTAGCCTGCTCCCGCATGCCTGCCGCTTTTAATGTGCGTGAGGCAATCCCCATCAGATTGAAGATGTTTCCATTGGCCCCGATGAGCGGAGCATCCGGCTTCTCTGTCCGTGTCTGTACCGGCTCCGGTCGTGGGGTGGCAGAGAAACTATCCTCACCAGGAACAAGGGCAAGGGTTCTGCCATTGTCCCAGGTCATTTGAAGCTGACCGATGTCATCTACAAAGTCCACTGTCCCCATCAATCCTGAAGGCATATCCATTTCTCCAGACATTGCAGCTAATCGAATGCGGGTTCCTTTAGGATACATTTCCTTAAGGCGTTCAACCTTATTTCGCTCATTTAACATGTTCTATTCCCTCCTGTTTTTTTAATAAAAGAACAGGGATGACCTTTTTAGCCGTCCCTGCCTTGTGTTAATCAAAGTATGAAACTCTCTGGTTCATCACGATGCCGGATTTAAATTGGATCTCTATCAGATCGTCCTTGACGGCCTTGATGCTCTGCAGGAGCCTCCTGACCAGGTCGTTGTCAAACTCCCTGACCTCGCAGGTGGTTTTCTTCAGGCAGGTGTCCATATCGTCGAGCCTCTGCTGAATATCGGTCACCATTTTCTGCTCCCGCACCAGCTCCAGCTTTTTTTGCTTCAGGTCGTTGATCTGCTCTGCTATCCTATGGTATTGCTCGTCAAAATCATCCGTGATGGAGCCCTGCTTGGCATTTTCCTCTATCAGAGCCAGCATTTCCGCCTGCAGCTTTTCAATTTGTCCATCATATTCGGTAGTCACATTTTTGGTGGAGTAGCTGCCGATGACTCGTATGACGTTCTCGCGGAAGGCGCCGACAAACTCACCGCGGTTTTCCACGACGTTGTTAATGGCGGTCATTATCGCTTCATGCAGGACGTCCTCCTTGAACGTGGGGGAGTGCTTGCAGTTTTTTGTTCCGTTCTTCAGGCGGTTCTCACATCGCCACACGGCGCTTTTCTGACCGTATTTAGACCATACCTGCCTACGGTACGGCTGGCCGCATTCCTTGCATACCATGATGTCGGTCAGGGCGAATTTGGAGCTGTATTTGCTTTTCTCCTTCTCTTGCTTTGCACTTCTGGCTACCGCAGTTTTGCTAAGGCTTGCACGTCTCGCTTTTTCCTCCTGCACCTGATAATAAAGCTCCTTGGGGATAATGGCTTCATGGTCATCCTCTATGTAATATTGGGGGACGATGCCTTTGTTCTTCACCCGCTTTTTGGTGAGAAAATCAATGGTATAGGTTTTCTGCTGGAGGACGTCGCCCATGTATTTTTCGTTGCTCAGCATCTTGTTTATGACGCCGGGACACCATTTGGTTAGACCGGTTACGGTGGTGATGCCTTCCGACTCTAAAATCTTGGTAATCTGTACGATACTGCTTCCTTCGAGGTAAAGCCGGAAAATCCGTCTGACCAGTTCCGCTTCCTCTGGTACGATGACCAACTCGCTGTTCTTATCCTTGGTGTAGCCTAAAAACTTATTGTGGTTGACCGAAACGATGCCGTTCTCAAATCGTCTGACAAGACCCCACCGGGTGTTTTCACTAAGGTTCCGGCTTTCCTCCTGCGCTTGGCTGCTCAGGATGGTTATTAAAAGCTCGCCGGTTCCCTCCAGCGTATTCACACCTTCTTTTTCGAAGAAGACGGCGACGTTCTTTTCCTTGAGCTTGCGGATGTTCTGTAGGCTGTCCACCGTGTTTCTGGCAAAGCGGCTGACCGACTTGGTGATGACCATGTCAATTTTTCCGGCCATGCAGTCCTCGATCATGGTGTTGAAGTCATCGCGCTTTTTGGTGTTTGTGGCGCTTTTTCCGTCATCGGCGTAGATTCCTGCGAACTTCCAGTTGGGATTGCTCTTGATTTTTTCAGTATAGTAGGATACTTGGGCTTCATAGCTGGTTTCCTGCTGCTCCAGCGTGGTGCTGACACGGCAGTATGCCGCCACTCGCAGGGCCTTAAACTGGGGCTTTATACTCCTGTCATACTCCGGTCGGGATGGTATAAGGGATATGCTTTTCTTTTTAGCTGTCGCTGTCTGCATCATTGTTTCTCCTTCCTTGGTTTAATATGTGGCTTTCATGGTTAATCCGTTTATAAATTCAAACACCAGCTGATGGTCGGCGTAAACCGTGATTTGCTTTATCACCTTCAGAAACAGTTCCTCATCGAAATCTGCGAGAGACTGTCTGCCTGAAAACGCCTGTTTTATCTTCCCGGTGTTATGGTCGGTATCATCGATTCTCGCTGTTTTATAAAAGGCTTGTGCTCGTTCAAAAATAAGAGCCGGAAGCTCCTTGGACGAATACCGCCCTTCTGCTTCCAGCTCTTTAATCCGCTGATCCAATCTATTTAAATCAAGGCTATTTGGAATTGGCTCTTTCTTTGGCGTCCGGTCGAGGATTTGCAATCTTGCCAGAATCCGGTTGGCTGCCTCAAGGAAGGCTTTTTCAATCTGCTCATCTGCGAGGAAACCACACCGGCAGCACACTCGGTTCTTATAAATGTATCTCTTGCATTTCCAGAAGGACTTCTCCGACGCTCTACCGCTATGCTCGATGTATTTGCGGTAAGCCTCGCCGCATTCCCCGCACCTGAGCTTTCCGGTGAATGGGTATTGGCGGTTCGTGTTATTTGGCTGAATGCTTCGCCCCAGCTGTTCACATCGTTCCTGCCGGCGTTTCTGCACCTGCTCGAACAGCTCGGCACCAATCATCTGTGGATAAAATTCATCCCCAAGGTATTTGACATTCTCCAGTATCTTGCCGATTGAGCCATGGTTCCATGAGGCTTTGTTGTTGGCGTTTGGAAAGCCCATTTCGGTAAGCCGCTTTGCAAGGGAAGAGGTGGAGGCTCCAGACAAATAGTCTGTAAATATCTTTTTTACAACAGCCGCCTTGGGTTCATCAAGCTGTATTTTACCATCCACCAGCTTATATCCGATGGGCATATGCCTTTGTATCATCCTCTATCGCCTCCTTCCTGCAGGATTCGGACAGCTCCAGCCGATTGATAAGCCGGAAAATGATTTGTCCATTTTTCTGTATGATGACCTTGTCTATCGCCCGTAAAAATAAATCCTCACGGTATTCTTCAATAACGTGAGGATTGCTTCTGATCAGCTCCAGCAGCTGCTCTGTTCCGGTGATCTCTCGGTCGAAGCCGTTATTATCCAGAAGCTGGCTTCTTTTCTTTTTTACAGCGGCAAGCTCTATATTCAGTGTATTTTGTCGTTCAATAAATACTGCAGGGTCGATATACCCCTTCGATACCAATCTACTGAGTATATGACCCTGCTCTGTAAGCTCCATGATTCTGTTACTGCAGTCTCCGATTTCCTGCTCCTGCTGCTCATCCATTCGGAGCTTTTTAAGTGTATCCAGCAGGGGAGTGATGATATCGGTATAATTGCTTACGAGCTTGTTCCACATCACGACGAAAGCCCATTGAACGTCATCTTCCCGGATTGCCTTTTGGCTGCATTTGGTGTTGTCTATAATGTGCTGGCGGCAGCACCATTGGATTTTCTCATAGGGCTTGCCGATGTAAATTTTCTGCCTTCGGAATATACCGCCGCATTCTCCGCATAAGATTTTGCTGCTGAAGGCGTACCGGCTTTGGTATTTTTCCGGATCGTCCATCCCCATCTGATTTCTGCGGTATTCAAAGATTTCCCTGACCGCCTCCGCCTGTTCATGTGTGATAATGGGTTCATGGTTGTCCTCAACCAGATATTGAGGAAGCTGACCCTTGTTTCTCTTTCGTTTAAAGGGAAGCACCTCTGTGGTCACGGTTTTCTGATGAAGCAGATTTCCGGTATAAATGGGATTTAACAGCATTTCCTTTATCACGCCGTCGTGCCATTTCTCAGCCGAGCGTATAGTGTGGATTCCTTCCTCCGATAAATCCTTGGCGATTGCATATGTGCCCTTACCGTTTAAATATTCTCTGAATATGCGACGGACTACTGCGGCTTCTTCCTCCTGGATTATTAGCTCGCCATTTACATCCTTGGTATAGCCGTAAGCGGGAGTGCCAAGGATGAAGGTACCGTCCTGAAAGCGTTTTATCACTGCCCATTTGCTGTTGGTGGAGATGCTTTCGGATTCGCCCTGCGCCAGAGAGCTTAAAATGGTCAGCATCAGCTCGCTTTTCTCCGACAGGCTGTCGATATGCTCCTTTTCAAAATAGACGGTGACGCCAAGCTCCTTCAAGCGGCGTATTGCCTCGATGCTGTCTACCGTGTTTCTCGCGAAGCGGGTCAAGGATTTCGTGATGATCATATCAATCTTGCCGTCCTCGCAGTCCTTCAGCATCCTCAAGAAGTCATCTCTTTTTGCAAGCTTTGTTCCGCTTCTTGCTTCATCGGCGTAAATTCCGGCAAACTGCCAGCTCTCTTGATTTTCAATCAAAGCGGTGTAATACTCCAGCTGTGCAGTAAAGGAATTCTGCTGCTCACGGGAGTCGGTGCTAACCCGGCAATAGGCGCAAACCCGCTTTTTCGGCTGTAATTGCCGGACGACCTGCTGCTTAACAGGATCTATTTTTACTATCTTCTTAGCCATGGTTTCTCTCCTTTCTCTCTTATTTGGCCTCCTGTTAGCAACACACAATACCACACAAGCTTTGAGATATCCAGGTGTTTTTACACATATACTCCGAAAAGCTCCGGCGTGAAAGTTTGACGGTTCAATTCGTCGATTTTTTTGTACTCAGCAGGAGAGATAAGGCTGTTTCGGAGCATGATATCCAGCAGCTTTACCGCCACCTTGTATTTCACTTCATTGGCTGTCTGATCCTTTGACATATCGCTCACCCTCCGTTTACTGCATAGAAAGGGAAGGGCTTTGATAATCTAGCTGGATTTGTCCCTCCGGCGGCGAATAAAACTCGACGCCCAGTTGATTCAGTCTCCGTAAAAACTCCAGCAACTTGGCTGTATCCCGCCCCAGGCGGTCAAGCTTCTTTACCAGCAATACATCCATTTTGCCATCTCCGGCAGCCTTCATGACCTCCGCAAGACCGGCGCGGTCAGAATCCAGACTGCTTCCGATATCCTCAGATTCGCCAACGACCACAAATCCCACCTGCTCGGCGTAATCCATGAGTTCCTTTTTCTGCCCTTTCAAGGCTCTGTGGGTATCCTCCGGCGCGTCGATCCGGCAGTAAATCCATGCTCGTTTCTGACTTGCCTGGCACCAGAAGTCTTGAGCTTCTTCAACGCTCGCAATCGGGATGCAAACAGGTTCCTTTTCGCCCAGCTGCATGGGAACCAGCTCTTTTGCGATTTCCTGCAGAAGCTTCTGATCCGGGCAGCGGTTGATAAATTCGCCAAAGGTATCAAGCACTAGTCTGTCCAACGTATCTGTCAGAAGCATCTTGTCCGCATGCTCTTTTTTCAGCATGATAAAGCTCGCAATGTTGGACGGGGACTTCTCAAAATAGTATTCCTGACGCTCTCCGTCAAGCCCGTACACATATCCGATGATGAGATCCTTCTTTAGCAATTCAGCCAATGCTTCCTTTTCCATCTTATTTTCCTCCTTGATATTTTGAATTTAATCTCAGAAGGATACGGCAGGACGGAAAAAGACCACCCTGCCGCATAGTTTCTGAGATCAAAAAATGATCTGCTTGTTCTTCATTATGAATTGCCGCTTCTATTCGACACTACTTCCCGAAGCGAAAAAGCCTTGCGGCTCTCAGGGCGGCAGCATAAACGGTTTGCCGGTTAAGCAAACACCATAGGAATTTCACCTCTCCCAGGATCTCTGCGAGCCGCCCCCATTGCCTGAGCCTGTGGCTGGACGGAAGTAGCATTGTCACTGTTCATTTCATTGCGAAACAGTCCACCACAGACTGTTTTATGACCGGGCGTTCCCGCTCGTCACCTTCGATACCATCGGTCGACGGATGTCTGTCACCCATCCGCAGGCAGTCATGGCGCGCCCGTCAACGTCGCTGCCGCTTTTCATACGGCTGGACAGCTCATGTATTTATGCTGTCGGATATGTAATTTTCAAAGAGCAAGAGAGAGAACAGAAAAAACCCCCTCACTTCTTTAGGGAAAAAATGAGGGGGTTGGACGAAAAAATTTTTATTTTTCTATAAGTTTTTTTAACTTGCCAAGAATTTTGACCTTTCGGTCATGCAGCGTCATGCGTGGAATACCTGTTTCCGCAGCCAATTGATGCTCGCTTTTTTTGCAGTAAAACAGCGCTATAATCAAATGACGCTCGGATTCGTTTAGTTGAAGCAAGCATCGTTGAAGCCTCGTAATCATATCATGCAGCATGATTTCATCCTCCATGGAATCCACAGCAGCAGAGATGATGTATTCCACGGAGATGCCTTTTTCGTTGCAGCCTTCAATCGAGATGTTGTTTTCCTCTGCCAGCTTGTCCAGGTACTTCTCCCTGTCTCGGCAGCGATAATAGGCCTTGTAGACTTCCTTAGTCACTGTAACCCGTTTTTTGTTAACTACCAGCGTGTATTCATTATGTTGCTCCATGAGCTTGTCCTCCATTTAAAGATTTTTTTGGAATCTTAAAAATGAAGAACAAGCGGAGGAGAACGGCACCCTACTGAGTACCATAAGAATGCAAAAAAGCCGAGCTTACTAATTTTAGTAAACCCGGCTTGTAAAATGGCTCTATTAAGAAATCCGCCGTTAAAAGGCTCGTCATCATCTTTGGTGCTGCATCTGCTTTTTAATTGTTGATGATGTTTATTTCTTCTCGCCTTTCTTTGAATGGTATGTACGTTGGGAGGAATCCATGCTGATTGGCTGCGGAACATCCTAATAGGACATATGGTAAAATCCATACCCTATCATCTCCAACCACCGATACAGCAGCATTCCCCTTTTGGTACGGATGACACTGAATACTGCCGCCGCAATTTACATGATTTTTATTCAGTTCTAAGCCTGATGCTAAAAAACATATTTCATCTGAACTTGCCGACAACACCAAATGTCACCGCCTATCTATTTGTGTTTAAAATCCTATTTGTCATATTATTTAGAATCTTGTCGAATATAAAAAAAGCAGGTAGTCTTATTTCAACTTTCGTTGGTTTAGGACTATCTGCTTTCTACTTATTCTGTTTTTCTATACCGCATTAAGCGTCTTATCTTTTGTCGTTTCATAGGCTACTCCTTGTATCCTTCTGTCTTATAGCTAACGGAGATATTTTCAATATCCTCTCATAATAAAATTCTCTATGCACTGAGCAGGCAGCAGTTTGCTAAATAAAGATTCATATCCTGCCACGCTTATGCGACTTTTAAATGTTTGTTATTAGTATCAGCTCCGTTACACAAAATTCAATCATAGGATTTATTTCATGTTGGACGTGTCGAGCGAATAATGCTGTCAGCATTTACACGGCATTATTCTAGTATTTTTTCCAACACAGAAACGAATTCTTTAGAGTATTTTCCTTCATCACTTCTTAGTATCGTTATTGCCTCATTCATTTCCTGAGTAGGCTTATAAGGACGGCCGGAGGTGATCGCATCAACAACATCGGCAATCATTACGATTCTAGCGTTTCGACATATTTCATCTCCCTTTAGCCCTTTTGGATATCCGCTTCCGTCGAGTCGTTCATGATGTTGCAAAATGATATCCATGCCTTCCTTTGGAAGACAATATGGTTCAAGAGAACTTTTGCCCAATTCGCAATGCTGCCGCATAACCTCCATTTCCAGGTCGTTCAGAGGTCCGGGTTTTTGTAGGATGGGTTTAGGAATCAACAACTTGCCTACGTCATGCAGAAAAGCACCCAATCCTAAATTCCACAGTTCATCATCGTTGTATTTTAGTTCCGCAGCTATCATCAACGAAATCATGGCAACATCGATCGAATGTGTATATAGCCAGTCTATGTAGTTACTCAATGCGTTGACGTAGATCCACCAAGGCTTTGTTTTAGATCCAAATATGACAGTACTTAATACTTTGTTCGAATACTCTAGAACACGATCGTTACGAATATTCATTCTGTCTCCGAGTGCTTTGGCAATCGGAGTAAGAACAACGCTTTGCTTGTCATCAAAATTGATGAGCTCTTCTGGTTTAGAGCTTCCAAGTCTTTTCAGCTTTGTAATAACTGCATCCGTCATTTTTTGACCTTTACTTAGTAGCAATATCCCATTTTTATCGTAGATATCTTTCTTTGTAAAATACTCGGACACTTTACTAACTCCTTTCTATGTTTATTTCAATTCCCAATAGTTTTTTTAAAAAAGTCCCAGTACATAGGAATTTGATTCATTTGAATTCCTCACCAGGATAAAATGTTTCTTCCCAAAATGTAGATGGAAATAAAAAAAGTAAGCAGTATACAAGCTGCCTACTTTAAGATGTTATATGGTTTAAGCTACAAGTAATCCTTTCTATATGACCTTTAATTCCTTAATCCATATTCCTATCTATTGGCAGCCCAACTATCATGGCAATTTCTTGCTTTAGACTTGCGGCTTTGCGTCTCCGTCTTTCGACGGGTTTGCCTTTATCAATTTGTTATTTATCCTCTTTTGCCAGGATGCAATAATAATTCACTATAAGTATATCCAATCTCTGGCTTGTATCCAAAACCTCCTCGGTTATATCTAGTGCATTTTGATCCACCAGCACGTTTAGTTTTTCCCTTGTTTCTTCAATGTCTCTTTTTAACCTTTGTATTTTTAGTCCCCGAAAGTTCATTATAAAGAATCTTACTCCTTAACGCATTGACAATACAACATTTTCGAAATTTTGTTGCATTTTAAATATTTAAGAAACCCTTTGATATAAACGGTTTAGGCTATTAATTTTAAAATCGTCACGATTTTTATTTGTATACTAATTTATCTTTTTTGTATAATATAATATGAAAAAGATACATTAGGAGGACAATGATAATTATGACTGTTGAACCGATTAGAGAAAAAGCCAAGATCAAGCAACTTTATCAATACTTGAATGGAAGTGATCCTAGATATGCGTTGATTTTTAAATTTGGTATTAATACAGGCTTGAGAATCAGCGATATCATATCTATTAAGGTGAATGATATTTTTAATGAAAAGTTGCAATTTAAAGAGTATCTCATCATAAATGAAAAGAAAACATCAAAAGAAAAGAAAATTAAATTAAATTAAATGAAACCTTGCGCAAGTGTCTTCATGATTATGTTAAAACTCAGAATCTTGCTTTAGAGGACTACCTTTTTCAAAGTCAAAAAGGCGGTTATTTAGGAAGAATCCAGATTTACAGGGTGCTGAAGGAAGCTGCAACTGTAATAGGCATTGAAAACTTCGGCACTCACAGTTTAAGGAAAACATGGGGTTATTGGACTTATAAAATATCTAAATACAACATAGGGCTTATTATGGATACCTTTAATCATAGCTCAGCCAGTATCACACTACGTTATATTGGTATCAATCAAGATCAGAAAGATGAGCTGTATTCTATTGTTCAACTATAAAGAGTTGTTTTTCGTGTGGATTTATTGAATTATTCATAATAACATAATAGTCGACATAATAACAGATATGTTGACATTCCAGTAGTGATAATATAAAATGATACTAAATAAAGAATGCAACAAAATTTCGATATTGTTTCATTTCATGGTTTAGTTTACCAAAAATTTTACCTTTGTTTTCCATAAATTTAAAAGAGAAACTACATAAAAAGAGTCGCAGAGTACTAGATTTGTACTTTGCGGCTCTTTTCTGTTTCTTTATTGTTAGTCTTTTAACTTAAAAATGGGTAAAAGCAGGTAATACTCTCAATGCTGCAAGCAATCTTTGAGTATGGGACAGCTCATAGAGTTTTGTACTACTGTAGAACAGTTAAATGTATGATTTAGCAATCATTTTGAGACATCACCACAGTTTTATAACTCCAGTGTTTTTCTGAACACGGCTTTTATTGTCTTTGCAATTTCCACGATGGCATAGGTTTCCTTATCGCTGCAGTCCTCCAGCAGCTCTGACAGCTCTTTTTCAAAGATTGCTTTGGAGTGAATAATATTGTCGCATAAAAGCTCATCCACGGAAACAGACAAGGCATTGGCGATCTTAATGATGGTGGGCAGGCTGGGCTTCGTACTGCCGGTTTCCACATTGCTGACGTGAGGGTTGGAGAGGCCGGTGATCTCCGCAACCTGGTCCTGAGTGATATCTTTTTTGATCCTTGCGATTTTTATCCTTTGTCCTATAGCTTTATAATCAATCTCCATATAGAATCCTCCACAATTTATATTTATTTCTATTGTATCTATCGCTTCAGGATATTATAATTAACTGTATGCTATTTATATTTATGTAATTTATTAAACAGCGTAAATATTTTATTGGAGTATGATAGAAATTATGAACACGGACACCTGCGCTTTTACAGGGCATCACCCTTTGCGGTTTGATTTTGGCTATGATGAGGACGACCCTTTATGCGGCACCATTAAGCGAACTATGCTCTCACAAATAAAGACTCTGTGTGAAAACGGGGTCACCACTTTTTTCACAGATTGCGAGGTTGGTGTAGGTATGTGGGCTGCCGAGCTTGTTCTCGATCTGATGCGCAACCATCCGGAAGTACAGCTCATCTGCGTGCTGCCGCACGAAGAACAGGCAAAAAAGTGGACGCCGGAGCTTCGGGATCGGTACTATATCATCCTTGAAAAAAGCAGCCGCAATGTCCTGATCGGTACCCACTATACTGAGAATTCCTATAAACGCTGCGGTGATTACCTTATCCGTCACGCCAACTTCCTGATAGCAGTTTATGGCAATGAAAATGTCACCACTTTAGACACTACTTCAAGAACCATTGCCTATGCCAGAAAAAAAGGTCGGGTGATCATTTACATACACCCCGATACAGCGAATGTTACCCCTATTACCATAACACTACAGCGCTGCTTAAAAGTATAGACGAAACTGGTTTTATGTGATAGATTTAGTAGTGAGGACTCGGTGGGTTATAATAACACATAATAGGGATAGCTCTGTCCTCAAACTGAAAGGATTC